TAATAAATATTCAACAGGAAAACCACCTCATTTGAATTGCCGACCACAAACTGCCACTTATTCCCTTTTTGCCACTACTTCCTCTTTTGCTCATTATTATTCATGCAAATTAATTAATACACACCGTCATAACTAGGCGGGGACTAAAACCTATATAACTAACAGTACTTCCGAATGGCTGAGTTTATGCCGCTAGACGGAGACGAAGACGGACAACGACTTCGGCTGATCTTGGGCGGGTGCTGAAGGTGAGTGTAAACCACCGAAATCAAGGGGCAATTCGGGCTAGGATCAGTCTAGCGGAACGGGCAAGAAACTTAAAATAATATTTATTTTACAGATGAGCACAAGATATATACCTACAAAAGACAGCCACAGACAAAAGAACCTAAAATGGCTTAACTTTGTAACTCACGCCCATGATATCTTCTGTGACTGCGACTCACCACTTCAACATACAGTAGCAAATATTTTAATACAAGAACCGAACATCAAATTCAACACACAAGAAAAGGATTTACTTAAAAAATGCCTTGGAGAAACTACTACTACAGAAGGCGCCGGAGACCCAGAAGGTTTTGGAGACGGAGATTTAGAACGCCTATTTACAGAAGATTTTGGAGAAGAAGATACCGGGTAAGAAAAAGACATTTTAAAAGAAAACTTTCTAAACTAACTATACAAGAATGGCAACCGCCATCAATAAGAAAACTAACTATTAAAGGATACTATCCTTTATTTCAATCAACAAGAGACAGACTTTCTAACAATATGATAACTTACTTAGAATCTATCGCTCCGCATTATGTACCGGGGGGAGGGGGCTTTAGCATAAGTTGCTTTTCTTTAAATACTCTGTATAAAGAACACTTAAAACTACATAACTGGTGGACAAAAACAAATGACAATTATCCACTAATTAGATATAATGGATGCACACTTAAACTATTTAAATCAGAAAAAGTAGACTACATATTTTACTACCAAAGACATTACCCTATGAAAGCTAGTGCCCTCATGTACACATCTACACAACCACAAATACTATTACTAAACAACAGAAAAAGGATTGTAAAATGCAAGGCAAACAACAAAAAAACAAAACCATACATAAGACTAAGAATACCACCACCATCACAACTCAAAACAAAATGGTATTTTCAAAGAGACATAGCTAATTTACCGTTATTACTAACAATTGCAACAGCTTGCAGTTTAGACAGACCATACCTGAATTCACAATCTATTTCAAACACAGTGGGTTTCAAAACCTTAAACTACGAAGCCTTTCTCAACAGAGGTTTCAAAAACATACCCACAACAGGATACTTTCCTAAACCCAACACCCGTTACTTTATTACACAAACACATTCAACAGACCCTAAAAATGTACCCATAGGATCTCTAATATTCCTAGGAAACACAAACTTATTAACATTAGGAACAAAAATACAAGATGCTTGTCCATCAAGCACAGAAAATGAATGGAAAAACCAATTTGAAAAATATTTACAAACAGAAAAAAACTGGGGAAACCCATTTACACCAGAATATCTAGATGAAGACAATTACAATATATGGATAACCAATAAAACACCACAAGAACTTAAAGCAAAATACAAATCAAACACAGACAAACTACATTCATCAGACACAGATACTTTCTGGACACTTAAAAGAGTACCCTCAGTATTAGACTGCAGATACAATCCTTTTAGAGACGATAACAGAAATGAAGTATATCTACTAAAAATAACAGAACAAAATAGTTATGATTACCATGAACCACCAAAACCAGAACTTATAGCTAAAGATTTACCACTTTGGGCCTGTCTTTGGGGATACATTGACTACCAAAAAAAAGCAGCAACATACACAGAAATAGACACCACATGCATATGTGTTATACTGTCACATAGCTTAGACCCTACAACTCATACTACATTCATACCATTAGATGAAGACTTTTTAAAGGGACAAAGTTCATTTAGACCAGAACACCAAACCACTAGACCTGATGAACTTAACTGGCACCCAAAAGTATCATTTCAAATACAATCACTTAATAATATAGCATGCACAGGACCATACACAGCTAAATTACCAGCTGGTACCTCAATAGAAGGTCACATGCAATATAAATTTCATTTTAAGCTTGGAGGAAGCCCACCACCAATGGCCACACTTACGAACCCAGAAAATCAACCAAAATATCCCAATCCCGATAACTTCCTGCAAACAACTTCGTTACAGAGTCCAACAATGCCCATCGAACATTATCTCTACAACTTTGACGAACGACGACACATCCTTACAAAAAAAGCTATCAAAAGAATGCAAACAGACAAAGAAACTCAAAGCTCTCTTTTGCAAATTACAGACTCAGCTTCAACAGACGTCCCAACACCCTACACAGAAACACCGACATCGGAATCGGAGGACTCGGAAAAAGAGGAGGAGACACTGCAGCAGCGACTCCTCAAGCAGCGAAAGTACCAAAAGCAACTCCAGCGGGGAATCAACAAGCTCCTCAACAGATTAGCAAATATACAATAAAACAATGTACTCTTACTGTAAACTTATTTGATGACTATGTACCAAAAAATAGACGTATGAACCCATGGGAATATGAACAAGAGCTAGAGGACTCTAAAATATGGTGTAGAAACCCTAGAACTCATATATTGGTAAGCCTTTCTATCCTTTTGTACCCCCAAGTGACAAATACGCTGTAAACTTTGACCTTAATTTCCCTTAATAAAGGCCTGCAAACTTCCACTTGAGGTGTCCATTTATTAAAGTTTAAACCTATATAAACATCCACCACACTCCCAAATACGCAGGCGCAGTAGGGGGCTCCGCCCCCTAAAACCCCCGAGGGGGGGCTCCGCCCCCCCTAATACCCCCCCC